TACAATCACCGGCGGTTTTAGAAAGAATTTTTAATACCAGTAAGAGAGTTGGTGCAACACAAGGTTTTTCTGATGTTCTATTGCAAGGCCAAGGATACACANTTAATCCACAAATGCAAATGNTATATCAAGGTTTAGGATTTCGTACCTTTTCTTTGAGTTTTATTTTCACACCAACATCAGCCAATGAAACTCGTATGGTTGATGATATAATTTATGAATTTAAAAGGGCTGCAGCACCTAGATTGAGTGATACTACAGCATCTGGAACAAAAAACATGTTTTTGGTTCCTCCTGATATTTTCAACATTAATTTCTGTTGGAAGGGCCTTGAAAATAAATATTTACCAAAATATGGTGATTGTGTTTTAGAAAATATTGATGTAAATTATGCACCAAATGGTTGGGCAGCTCACGATTTAGACGGTTCACCTGTACAAACAACACTCAACTTAACTTTCAAAGAAATAGAAATAGTTACTAGAGATAGGCTAGATTTAGGCCGTCGAGAATATTTCGAAGGATTAAGATAATGAAATATTTTCAAACTCTACCTAAAGTTGTAACATCTGATTACACAGGCAATCAAATTCTATTAACTAACTTAATGGTCCGTGTTAGTGTTATTGATTCTTTACTTAAAAATCCATTACTCTTTTATAGTTACAACATAAAAGATGGCGACACACCAGAGATTATTGCAGAAAAATATTATGGAGATTCTTATCGTTATTGGTTAGTGTTATTCTCAAATCAAATCATTGATCCAGAATGGGATTGGCCAATGAATTCAGCTTTGTTTGGCAATTACATTTTTGAAAAATATAAAAATCAATATGCAATCGATTACAATGTTCCGGTTGATACTGTGACACCAAATCTAGTCATATCATATACACAGATTCAGATAAAAAATTATATTAAGACTATAACTACAATAGATAATACTTCAGGTGAAGCAAATACAACTAATTACTATGTTGATTATATAACCTACGGTCTCATAGATGAAGGAACATTGGTAAGAACTTTTCCAACCGGTCAACAAGTAACACAAACCACAAGTAAGTACATAGAATCTTATTACGATTACGAATTAAGAATTAATGAAGCTAAAAGGAACATCTTTTTGATTAACGCCGATTATGCTTCTCAATTTGAAAATCAACTACAAAAATTATTAAGATAAAATGGATAATGTAATAACAGCCAATTATCATAATGACTATTCATTAATTGAATTGACTTTGCTTTCAGCTGCATCGGGTGCAGCGTTTCAGGATGGTTTAAATTTGACACAAGGCATGGTTGAGTTAAATTATTTTGAAGACCTTTTCAACAATACAGCAAGCGGTTATGTTGTAATGAATGATTCCACTGGATGGATTGAAACATTTCAATTTTCAGGTAATGAATTTTTGTTACTGAAATTAGGTAAGATTAATGATGAATATGGAGTTCTAAACAAGAAATTTCGTATTTTCAGTGTAACAAAAAGACAAGCTATTCAACTTGGTCAATCTGAATTATATGAACTAAACTTTTGTTCAGAAGAACTATTACTTACTGAACAGTACAAGGTAAGTAAATCTTATCAGAAGAAACGTGTTGAAGAAATGATTCTTGACATATTAACCAACAAACAATTTGGTCTATCAGTAGATTCATCAGTAACCAACTACGGAAAGTTTGAAAAAACCATAAACCTGTATAATTTCATTATACCAAATTTAAAGCCTTTTGATGCAATAAATTGGTTATCAACATATGCTATACCAGATAATGGATATGCTGGTGCTGACATGTATTTTTATGAGAATAGGTTTGGTTACAATTTCCAATCACTAAACTCTTTGTTCAAAAGAATTCCTTATGAGACATATTCTTATACTTCAAAAAACGTACAAACAATCGTAAATTCATCGATAAGTGATAGGATGAAAAACATACTCACTTTTGAAATCATAGACTCTTACGATAAACTTCAATCTATTAGCAAAGGTATGTTTGCAAATAAGTTACTATCTGTCGATATAGTGACAAGACAACACAAAAATACTGTATTCGACTATGAGAATTATGTATCAGGCAATAACAATGGAAAAATTGCAAACAAGTTGAACGCCTATAAACTGACAAACAATTTCATGAATAGAAATGATAAAAAAATAAATCAAACATACGATAGTGTATATAGATTAGCATTTACTAATTTTGGTGTAGATAGCTATGGTGAACTCGAACAGTATAAAAAACGAGCACAAGATGTAACTAATGGTAATACAACACTTGCTCCAAACATCAACGCGGAAATCACAATACCATACAGAAAATCACAAAAAGACTTACTACTGCACACTAGAGTGATTGTTTCTATTCCCGGAGATCCTGGAATAACAGTTGGTTACACAGTAAATCTAGAATTGCCTTCTAAAAATTTACAAGAAAATAAACCAAACCTAGATAGTTACTATACCGGAAAGTATTTGATTACTTCGGTTCGTCACATAATCGATAAGAAAGAATTCAGAACAGTTTTAGAACTGTCTAAAGAAAGTACACAAGCACCTTATACCGACATAGGAGCAAAACCAAATGGTTGGGATGATGCTGTAAAAGGAAAATTAATTAGGTTTGAAGATTGGTAAAATATGACAAAAGCAGTTGATAGGTTTGCTGGACTAAATGGTTTCGTATGGTGGGTTGGTGTAATCACAAACTCCAATGATCCTATGGCTCTAGGTCGAGCTCAAGTCAGAATATTTGGTTGGCATTCAGAAAACAAATTATTGGTTCCTGACGAGGATTTACCTTGGGCTAGTGCTATGTGGGCCACAAATTCATCAAAAGATTTCACACCTTTAGAAAAAAATTCTTGGGTTTTGGGATTTTTTATGGATGGTGAAAATGGTCAATTTCCAATAATTTTAGGTTTCTTACCCGGTTTCATACCAGTACCTATACCAACAAATGCAACTACTATAAAATAAGGAACTTATAGTATGGCAACAGATAATACATCAACAACTGATTCAGCATCAACCTCATATGTTAATGTTCTAACAACAGATTATTCGACCACTTACAAGTGGGGTACACAAGGTTTTCTTTCTTCTGGAAATCCATCTATTCCGGGTTTAACAAGAGGTGCTTTAACTGGAACAGGTATTCAATTTACAAACAACAATCTAACACATTCTTGTGACTTTAAATTTAATATCTCCGCAAATTTCTCACTGACTAATTTGATTCCAAATCTTGGTATCCTTGCTGGAGCAATTCAGAATGGTAAAAATGCAGCTTCAGCGGCAATAAGAACAGCAATTACAAAGTTGAATGAGTTATTTAGAGCTGCAATCGATAGTATATTGTCTGGTTTAAATGCGGACATAACAGGTGTTTTTTCATCAGAATTTTCTTTGTTGAAAAACATAAGCAGAGAAATAAATGAAAAATTAAAAATTGTAGCACAAATTCTTGCCGACGTTTCATTGGTTTACTACTTGATAACATACTTGCAAGAAATCATTGACTGGATCAACACATTACCAGATAGAATAAAAAATATCCTGTTAAACTGTTTAAATAACTTCAACAATTCTATAAAATCTGCTGCGAGTAATTTTACAAATTCATTACAAGATGTTCAAAATTCATTCGTAAATGGTTTACAAACAACAGCAGCTCAAGATGCCGCTGACGCACCTCAACCGCACAGTGATTTGTTGAATGCTTTAACTGATCCTGTCAATTCAAATATTGATAATCTAAAAAATAGTATAAACACCAATTCACAATCTGCATTGGATAAAGCTTCAGATAATTTTGCTAGCAAATATAGCAACTCGTCAAAACCCTAATGGAAATTTTATAATGAAAAATAAGCCAGATTTTTTCGCAGGATGGACAGAACCAGAATCAGCTGCCAATACTGATTATCAACCAGTTTACCCTTATAACAACGTGAAAGCAACTCCAAGTGGTCACACCTTCGAAATGGATGACACTCCAACAAGAGAAAGAATACGATTGCAACACCGTTCAGGCACATTCTCGGAAATGCATCCTGATGGTGATTCCGTATACAAAATATTTGGTGATGGTTATAGTATAACTTTAGGTGACCACAATATATCAATAGGTGTGGATGATGGCAATAAAGCCAAAAAACTAAACATCTCAGTTTATGGTGACATTAATTTGTATGCCAACGGCAACTTCACACAACAAGTTGACGGTGATTATGAATTGCATGTAAAAGGTAATCATACCACAGTGGTTGAAGGTTTGACCAGTTTCGTTTCACAAGGTGATATGGACATTAAAGCTGGTGGTGCATTGAGGGGTGGATTATTCATTACTCCAGGTGAATATGTTAGTATTAGAGGCGATTTAAAAGTCAACGGCGAAGTTTCTGCGGCTAAGATTTTCTCTAAAGGTCGTGTAGATTGTCTCTCCGGTATGTCAGCCACTTCTGGTGGTTTTACAACCGAGTTTGGTGGTATATCTGTTGGCCCACTAGAAGCGCCTGTTCCATTGGAAATTAATTGTGTTGGACCAATCAATTCAAAGGTTTCAATGTCTGCACCATTGATAACTTCAGGTATAACAACATCGTTCCTATCAAAAGACATAGTTAACAGTATTATACGCAACACACAGATACACATTGCACCATACGGACCAACAAGTCCGCCAACAACACAAGAGATAGAAGCGTAAGGATATATTATGAGCATTTATGGAAGATTAGGTTTTAATTCAACCGACCCAACAACTAACGCAACAGTTTCAAACTACAGTAGTGCCGTTGCAAATAACTTGGCCTTAATGCCTCCGTTGTTGAATGCATGGCAAACTCAAGATATATCCACATCTAATGTTGGTAGTTATTTTGTTAATCCTGTTGCGGCAGTAACAGCAACGATAAAATCCACAATGAATTCTATAAACGCTGCAACAATTGGAATCAATGTGCAGTCAACAATTTCCTCAACTGTGACGCAAGCTTTACATGATTTAGGTAATACAGCTGCTTCGGCTGCATCAACATCAGATAATTACTTGTATGTTACTAATAGAGAATCTAATGTGATTGATCCTGGTACAGATGTTACGACAGTACATTATAAGATGGCGATAGGATACGGTAAAATAATGTCCTACATCACTTACCAATCAGATGGTGTGCAGAATAACTCACCTATTATGGGTAACTTTACAAGCATAACCTTAGGTAATACCTTAAATACACTAAGTAACACATTGTCCACACAACAAACTGCATTGTCTGCAAGTATAACAATGGGTACACCGAATACATCCACATTCACACTGGCACAGACGCAAGACTTGCAAAATACTGTGACTTCTATTAACACCTTAATGACAACTTATCCTGCACAGGACAATTCTTTTTTTGCAAATACCAAATCAATTATGGCAGATTACTCCACAGTTTCTTCATTGAGTGAAATGGGTGCAACTGAAACCTCATTGGTAAACAATTATATTGGTACAGATAAGTTGAAATCTAGGTTATTATCTCAGTCACAAATCAATACAACCTCCTAAAAGAGTAATAAATAGAAGATGGCAACCACATTAAAAAAAATCTATTCGGACTTAGACCTGACATTCAAGAGAGTGCCGGGCACTAATGATGTTGCTATGAGATATGATGAGAATTCTGTCATAGCATCTGTAAGAAATTTGTTATTGACTAATTTTTATGAGAGGTTGTTTCAACCAAATGTAGGTTCAAATCTTCAACAGTTACTATTTGAACCTGCGACAGATATAACCGCAAATATGTTGAATGATGAAATAAGAACAACAATCAAAAATTATGAACCTAGAGTTACTGTCGATATGTTGCAAGTGATACCAAATTTAGACATGAACAGTTTTCAGGTAAATATGACGTTTTATATAGGAAATAATTCAACTCCTACGGCAGTTAATCTTCTTCTTCAAAGGTCCAGATAATGGCATCGAATACAAATATACAAGTAGCTAATTTGGATTTTGCTGATATTAAGCAAAATTTCATATCCTATCTAAAAACACAAGATACATTCAAGGATTACAATTTCACAGGATCTTCCTTGTCTGTTTTGTTGGATGTTCTCGCATACAACACACAGTATAATGCATATTATTTGAACATGGTTGCAAATGAAATGTTTCTCGATTCAGCCATACAACGAGGTTCTGTGGTTTCTCATGCAAAATTGATGAATTATGTGCCAAAATCTTCTGTAGGACCAACAGCTTACATAAATTTGCAATTTTATGGAGTTACAACATCTACATTTACTGTTCCGGCATATACTAATTTTATGTCTGAGCCAGTCCAAAATATAAATTATAACTTTGTTACTACTGATTCAACCACTGTTGCTGTAGCAAACAACAATGCGATTTTTAGTAATATTGAACTTAAACAAGGTTATGCTTCATCATATAATTTCACAGTTGACAGCACAACAAATCCACAGTATATTTTTGAAATACCAGATTCTAATATTGATGTATCTTCCATCGGTGTAATCGTACAAGAATCTTCAACAAATACCAGTTTTAACATTTACAATTCTACCAAAAACTATTTGGAGTTGGGACCAAATGATATGGTATATTTCGTTCAAGAAGCTGTGAATGGAAACTACCAAATTTATTTCGGTGATGGTGTGTTGGGTAAAAAACTTTCAGATGGTAATTTGATAACTGTAAAGTACATCAGAACAAATGGAACATCAGCTGTGTTCGCTAACAATTTTGTCTTGATGGACAATCTAGGTTCTTATTCTGGTATTTTAGTTACACCTATTCAAGCTGCGTATGGTGGTTTTGATAGAGAATCAATAGACTCTATCAAATTCCAAGCACCAAAAGCTTATGCAGCTCAAGGTCGTGCCGTAAATAAGAATGATTATATGACAGCGATACAACAAAACAATATTGGAATAACTTTTGATGCGGTGTCTGTTTGGGGTGGTGAAGAAAACAACCCACCTGTATACGGTCAAGTGTTTGTTTCTGTAAAACCAACAGGTGGTTATGATTTAACTCAAACACAGAAAAGTAAATTGTTATCTCAAGTATTAAAACCTATCAGTATGATGACGGTTGAACCAACGATTGTTGATCCAGATTACATCTATCTTCAAGTGAATGCGGATGTTGTGTATAATCCTTCAAAAACTACATTAGATTTAGGCACATTGCAGGCTGGAATACAATCATCGATTTACAATTACTCTGCGACAAATTTAAACACATTTAATTCAACATTCAGTTCATATGATGTTTTGAATATAATCAACTCTTATAGTAACTCTATTGTTTCTTCGGACTTCTCTTTGAATGTCCAAAAGAAAATATATCCAACACTAGGTACACCAACAACTTATAACTTATATTTCAATAGTCCTTTGAAACGTGGTGTTTTTGGCAGTTCATTAACTAGTTATCCTGGAATAACAGTTGTTAATCCAAGTAATATCTCAACAACTTTGAGTAATGTATTCTTTGAAGAAGTTCCCGAATCCACTGTTGGTGTTGATTCAATATCAGTGTTGAACACTGGTTACAATTATACTGCAACACCTTCTGTGGTAATTACTGGTGATGGAACAGGTGCAACAGCCACCGCCAAAATCGTTAACAACAAGTTGTATTCAGTCACCGTAACAAATGCCGGTGTTGGTTATACATCTGCATTGGCCACGATTGTTCCTGCGACAGGAGACACGACCGGCACAGGGGCATCTGTCGTTGTTCAACTACAAGGCCAGTACGGAACAGTTAGAAGTTACTACAACGACACAGTAAAAGGTAAAGTTATAGTTTCAAATAATGTTGGAACTATTGATTATGTAAATGGAACAATAACATTGACAAACTTAAATCCTATTTCAGTGGATAATGATTTAGGTCAATTGACTATTTCTATGCAACCTACAACAACCATTATTTCTTCTTCGTTAAATAGGATAATTACAATCGATCCTTTTGACCCTGCTGCGGTGAGTGTTTCAGTTACTGCTAAGAAAAGTTAATTAAATGTTACAAAGTACCAATAAAACATCGTTACTGGTTCCTTTTCAGCTTCCTAAGTTTATTAGTGAGGACCCAAACTACGCAAATTTTGTCCTATTCATACAAGCTTACTATGAATGGTTAGAAGTACAAAATAATACTTTAGATTTTAGTAAGAATCTACTTAACTACATGGATGTGGACACAACCACAGAACAGTTCTTACAGTATTATGTTAATGATTTCATGTCATATTTTCCACAAGAGATATTGGCAGACAAAAGAAAAGCAATCAAGATAGCAAAAGAACTTTATCAAAGTAAAGGTACACCCGCATCTTACAAGTTTTTGTTTAGGGTACTTTACAATTCTGATGTAGAATTTTTCTACACTAAAGATGCCGTACTTAAAGCTTCTTCAGGTAAATGGTATGTTCCTAGAAGTTTAAAGTTGGCAACAAGTGACAAAAACTTTCTATCTATTCAAAATCTGAGACTATTTGGCCAGACCTCAAAATCTATAGCAACAGTTGAAACTGCAATTTATGATGGACTTAAAACTGAAGTATTCATTTCGAATATTGAAAGAGTTTTCCAGTCTGGAGAAAATGTAATTGTTGTAGATTCTGCAAACCAACCCGTCTATTTCTTAAATGGTGAAATCGTACCATCGGGAACAGCAGGATCAGAAACATTAACAGCGCAGATTGTTGGTCAAATCAGTCAAGTTAATATTGATCCAAACAATAGAGGCCTTTCTTATCAAGCGAAAGATCCAGTTGTTGTTTATGGTGGTTTAAATTCAAACATATCTAGTCCGATTGGTGCAACAGTCGAGGTTGGTTCAGTTACTTCAGGTTCCATACAACGTATCGCTGTTGCTTCTGAGGGTTATGGTTATACACTTTCTACCGCAAACAGTCAGATAGGCGGTTCAAATACCTTCATCAATTTCTCTAATCTGATTGGTTCAAACCCACAAGCACCTATCGCTGTGGTTGGTTCTTTGAATCCTCTCGGTGTTGCAAATGTAACATTTATACCAACAGACAGTATTCAGTTAAAACAATACCACTATTTGGGTAATATTGCAAGTAGTTCAGGTGCAAATACTTACAATGCAAATACAGGACTATGGACACAACAATCCTATGGGTTTGCAAATCTAAGTAGTGCAAATGCAAATACAACTTTAGCTAATGCATTCAGTTTTGTAGGATTTTCTACAGCACCCCTATCGTCTATCATTGTACAAAATCAAGGTGGTGGTTTTTCTACACCTCCAACTATCGAAGCAGTTTCAGAATATACCACTGATGCTTATGGTCAAACCAATTTGGCTAATCTAGGCATTCTTGCACCTATAAAAATTATTAATGCAGGTTCAGGTTATGCAAACAATGACCAAATCGCTTTTATTGGTGGTTCAGGTTATGGTGCATTTGCGAATGTAACAGTTAATAGTTCTGGTTCTATTGTTTCTGTTGATTATGTGAGCAATTCAACAAACAGAATGACATTAGGTGGAATGGGTTATTTTAATCTGCCGACAGTTATTGCTAGACACACAGCCAATGGTAATGTGACTGTTTCAAATACTAGCACCGTGGTTACAGGCAATGGAACAAACTTCACTGCACAGTTCACCAGTGGTGCTTTGTTGGTATCTAATACAAATCTGATTATAGGAACAGTTAAAACAGTTGTCAATGCAAACTCAATGATATTGACTTCCAATTCCGCTTACACACTTAACGCAAATTCTTATTATCTTGGAACAGCTTCGTTAGCAGTCAGCAGTATTTTAGGTAAAGGTGCAACTTTTTCACAAACATTAAATCGTGTTGGTGCAATTACGACAATTAATGTTCTCGATAACGGTGAAGATTATATTGGTGCACCTAAAGTGTCACTTAAAGTACAAGACCTTATTGTAACAAATGTTTCTTCTTCTCTAATACCTTCCGCTGGTGATGTTGTATATCAAGGTGCAAACACTAACACGGCAACATATTCCGCTTTTGTTGACTTCATTAGTGTCTTGGAAAATTATAGTCCCGCAAGTAATAGTATTTACCAAATGAGGGTGTACAACTACAATTCCATACCAAACAAATCTTTACCTTTGAAAATCGATTCAAAAGGTGCGGCACTTAGATTGGTTGGTGGTTATACAAACAACCATAATACAACTTTTGATAATTCGGTGGAAAATAATAGGTTTGATTCTGCCAATGGTATCATAACTTATGGTGACGGTTTCGCAAAAGCAAATGCAACTTTCCTATCCGGTCTAGTCATAGGAAGTGGCCAATATTTAGACACCTCAGGTCAACCAAGTGCTTTCGATGTGTTGCAAAGTACCGAGTACAATAACTACACTTATGAAATTACACTGTCAAAAGAGATTGAAAAATACCGTGATGTACTACTGAATCTATTGCACCCTGCGGGAACAAAAGTTTTAGGCCGTATTGCAATGACTTCCAACAATAATATGAATTTTGAATCAGTTGAAGCGTTAGACACAGGCCACACATTAGGTTACTATGCAGGAAATGCAGCATCTGTAACGATTACCGCAGGAAATGCAAGTAATCCAAGTAACAACATTGTTAAGTTTAATAATCTGTATGGTGCCAATATCTCTGATTTTGTTACTGCGAATACAACTGAAATCGTCTTTACATATGGTTCAGGATTCAATGATGTTGTACACGGTCTAATTGTTGGTGTAAATAATGCAGCTAACACAATAACACTGGAAGATAATGTTTGGACATATTTTGCTAATGTGGCAATTGGTTCTTCAGCAAATGGCAATAACGAAGTAATAAATATACAGTCATTGACATGGAGTTATAACATTGTCAACAATGGTTCGTACAGTAATACTGCATATCCTGTACTGGATATTATCCATGTTGGTGATAGTATTACAGTTAATGGAGTGGCTCAGACAGTAACATCATTTGGTTATCCATACACTTCAGTTACTTTGAGTGGTCCATTGACAAACGGTGCAAACGGCTTTATGTCAGTTGGAAGAACTATGAATTCATCGCACGGCGATGTTCAGATTATTGGACCAGTTGGAGTACAATATCTAGCAGAACTTGGAACAGAAGATAACAACATAATCACATCAGAAACAGGCGCATCGTTACTAATAGGATAAAAAATGAGTACCATTAAAATTTCGCAGTTACCACAATTTCCGGTAATCAATTCTAACACAGCAAATACTTTGTTTGTTGGTGTTGACATACCATCCGCACAAACATTTTCGTTCTCTGCACACACTTTGGCAAAAGGTTTGTTCTTAAATGAAACTCTGATTGTAGGTAATAATATCAGTCTGTTGCCTAACACATCGGCACAGTTCTCATTGGCGGGTGAATCGTATGTACAAACAAACTTCGTTAACTTGAATGGTGGTGGTACGGCAGACCATGTTATTACAGCAAACAACGGAACAGATTCTACTTATTTCTTAGATATGGGTTATGCAAATCCTGGTTATCAACCTGGTTCCGAATTCAACAACATCGGTAATGCTGTTGCTCCGTTAGATGGTTATCTGTATGTACAAGGTGGAACAACGCCAGGAGTTCTTGGTGGCAATTTGATTGTTGGTACCACAACATCAAATACTGAAACAAGATTTGTGGCTGGAGGTGGTTCTTCTTCAAATGTTATTGCTAAGATGACTTCGGTTGGTTTCAAATTGGTTAACAATAATCAACTTTATTTCTCTGATGGAACCTCACAAAACACCGCTGCAGCTTCTAATGCCTATTCACAGGCTGCATTTTTGACAGCCAATTCCGCAGCATCTTTTGCTAATGGTGCTTTTACTAAAGCTAATACTGCGGTACAAAATACTGCAACTATTACTTTACAAACATTGATATTGACTGGTAATTTAACTGCAAACTCACCAAATCAAACAATATCAGTAGATAGAATTAGTTCCAACTCTGCATCCTTTTCTAAGGATGTAATTGTAATAGGAAATCTAACTGCAAATACAGTTCTAGGTAATGTGTTCTTTTCAAACATCACCACAGGACTTTCACAGGCAAACGCAATTCAATGGTTTACTCAAACAAATTCACCAGCACAGGCATCAGGTCAAGTTTGGTATTCCGCAAACACAATCTCCCTAATTCAAGATACAGATGTTGCTGGTGATAGACCTGCAATTTCTAAAGTGTTATTTGAGAGAGTATACAACGGAACAGGTTCTGCAATTCCTGCGAATTCTTGGGTTCGTTTGGCAGGTGCAGTTACATCAAATTCTGCTCCTTACATTCAATTAGCTGATGCAACTTCTGCGGCCAATTCTCAAGTTGAAGGTTTCATTAAAGTTGGTATTGCTGCAGGTGCATACGGATTCTTATACACAAGAGGTATTGTATCTGATTTCGATGCATCTTCTTTTGGAAATAATGGTCAATTATTATTCCTATCGACCACACCAGGTTTAGGAACCAATGTAGCTCCAACTGGTGCAAATTCTGTTGTATCGATTGCAAAAATTCTTTCTAACGGTTCATCCAACGGTAAAATTCAGGTTTCTATTGCAAACCAACAAGCTTATGGAAAACCAAATGGTGCAATTCTGTTTGCGAATAACAACTTAATTCAAGCAAGCAATACAGCTTTTATTGATGAAGCTAATGCAACATTCTATGTACCAAATGGTTTATTGTATAATACAAGAACTTATCCTGGTTCCCAAACAGCTGTAACTTTATCATTTACAACAGACACATGGGTTCGTGCAAACATTGCTGCAAATTTTGCAGTTACACTGTCCAATTTTAAAGCTGGTTCTGACATTGTATTGTTTATCACAAACACTTCCACCGGCGNCGGTTCAGCACATACAATTACACACGGTTGTTCTGCATTAAATTCTTCAGTAGGTGCAACAACATTTACTCTGGGTGGACTGACAACTGCAAGAATTAAATANTATTCTTTTGATGGTGACCTTGCAAACACCTATGCATCCATCTCCTACAGTTAATAAATAAATCATGGCATCAAATCTAAACATACTTACAAACCAAGCAAAAGTAATCAGAGTTGAAACGGATTATTACAATCCGTCAGTAAAACTCAATGGTGCTTCGATTAATTCAACATATGTTTTTCTTGGACAAGAAGACCCATGGCCAACAGTTTCTTCCACAGAAACTCCAACACAACCACAAGAAGATGAATATTCTTTGAAGAAAATCTTTAAGAATATGTTTGCTGCCAAACTCGTAACTGGAAGCAATATTCAACCAGTGATTCAGAGAATAAATTGGGCCAACAATACAAATTTCTTTGCGTATTCAGACACTATAGACATGAACGCAAAGGATGTCAATGGATATCCATTGTATAATTTTTATATAAAAAATAGATACGACCAAGTATTCAAGTGCCTTGCGAATAACAATGGTGGACTGTCAACTTCTGAACCATACTTTCAACCAGGTTCATACGGAACAAATAACATTTATCAAGGTGACGATTTCTACAAGTGGAAATACATGTATACGATTGATGCAGGCCTCAAGAAAACCTTTTTGGATCCCAATTGGATGCCTATTCCGATTGGAGCAAATACACCACAACCTTATTTGACAAACGCAGGATATGGAGACATTGAGGCAATTAACATTACAAATGGCGGNTCCGGCTATGACGCAGTGAATACATTTATCGTAGTTTCTGTAACTGGAGACGGTACAGGATGCGTTGCAAATATAACCAGTTCTCAAATATCAGCTGGTGCAATCAAAGACGTTGTGGTGAAACCTGGTTTTTCTGGTAAAAATTATACCAACGCAAACGTCACAATAACTGCATACACTTCCGCCAATATGGCCATAGTTTCTCCATTTGGTACCGGCGCAACAGCGATTGCACCTATCTCTCCAGTTGGCGGCCATGCATATGATCCTATATCTGAATTAGGTTGCAACCATGTTATGTACTCAGTAGAGTTTAATGGTTCAGAAAACGGAGTATTGCCAACAACAGGTGTAGATTATCGTCAAGTTGGAATGCTTGTTAATCCACAAGTCTATGGAACATCGGGGCCTGTATTAGCGAATGGTGCAATTTACAATACTTCGACACAATTCCTCCTTTCTTCTGGCCAAGGAAATGTATTTACATCAGATGAAATCGTGCAACAAAAAGATGCAAATGGTAACGTGGTTTACTATGCAACGGTTTTAAATTTCAATACATCAACCAATGTTTTACAGCTGATAAATACAAATGGAACTTATACTGTTGGCCAAACAATTATTGGTGCAACCTCAGGTGCTTCCAGAGTTGTACTATCTGTAACTGAACCCTCTCTCATTCCATTCTCAGGATATATAACCTATATTGAGAATAGAGTTGGTGTTCAAAGAAGTGATGATGGCATCGAACAATTTAAATTTGTACTAGGATACTAAAGGAAAAAAATGTCTTTAAATTTCAATGTTGGCCCTTATTTTGACGATTTTGATCCATCAAAAAACTTTCATCGTATACTTTTCAAACCAGGTTCTGCGGTTCAAGCTCGTGAATTAACACAATCACAGACAATCCTGCAAAATCAAATCTCAAATTTTGCTTCTGCGATTTATTCTACAAATACTCCAGTTTCTGGTGGGCAAGTAACAGTTAACCAAAATTGTTATTTCATTAAATTGAACAATACCTATAATGGATTAACAATCACCGCAGAAAATTTTGCAGGTCAATTAATCCAAGATTCAACCGGAACAATTATTGCTAGAGTTTTGGCAACCGCAGAAACCACTTCTAGTGGTTCTACTGCTGGTGACCCACCTACATTGATTGTAACTTATCTTTCTGGTGCTCAATTCACAGACGGAAGTGTTATTACAACTACAACGGGTTCCACATACTACGCATCCGTTGCAACTTCTACAACATCTAATCCATCTACTGGTTTATCTTCTGTTGCTTCAATTTCTGATGGTATTTTTTATGTCGTTAATGGTTATTCCATCTCAGACTCCACAGGAATCCAATATTCAATTGGTAACTTCGTACAAGTTAACCCGCAAACAATCATATTGGACAAATACGATAATGCACCATCATATCGTATTGGTTTGCAAATCACAGAAACAATTTTCGATTATGTGAACGATTCTTCTTTGTTGGATCCAGCTATTGGTGCATCAAATTACCAAGCACCAGGTGCTGACCGTTATGTTATCACACTAACACTTATAACATTGCCATTGTCTTTAGGTAACGATGATAACTTCATTGANTTGGTTCGCATCGAAAACGGAAGCATCCTTAAACAAGTCGATGGAACAGTGTATTCAACTATTGATGATTACTTCGCTAAGCGTGATTACGAAACAAACGGTGATTACATCGTAAATGATTTCAAACTGACACCATCCGCCAACACAATCTCAAACACAAAGTATGATTTGAGCATCAGTAAAGGTGTTGCGTATGTAAATGGATATAGAGTGGAAAGCCAATCTGACATTAAACTAACAAACGACCGAGCACAGGCTGTTGCAAATATCAACAACAATGCGGTCTATGTTGACTACGGAAATTACTTTGTTGTAGATACTGCAAATGGTGTTTTTGACATTTCTACAATGCCACAAGTTGATTTCCACTGTGTTCCTGCGGCCAATATTGTTTCAACTAACACATCAACATATTCATCGACATTGGTCGGTACTGCATTTATGCGTAATATGTATTATGTTTCAGGTACAGGTTCGACTACAAAAAATTATGTTTACAACGCATACATTTCTGATTTTTCCGCAAATACATTGAGTGGAAATGTCACTTCAGGTACCACAAATACATTCACGATTACAGATACAACCGGTTCATTCTCAGCGACAGCAAACGCTTACTATAACGTAACTGTAAGTATGAACACCAACGGTATTATTGATTTGAGAAATATTGTTAGTTATAATGGTGCAACCAAAATAGCTACTGTTGATTATCCATTCACACTAACACCGACTTCAAGTTCAACTTTTTCTTTAATATTCCAAAATTATGATGTTGAATCGATTGTCAAAACTGTTAACTCTGGTTCATATGGATTAACAGCAAATGTAAACATTAATGCGGCTAGTGGTAAAGTGAACGGTCTTACAAATTCAGATACGATATTGTATTCACAAGTTTCTCCTGAATTGTTGTTCACTGTTGGTTATCCTTATGTTGCACAGTTAGCATCTACATCATACTACTCACAAAGAGTCTATCGCTCCAAGACATTTACTGGTTCAACCCTTACACTGCAATCAACATCAGGTAACTCAAGTAATCCTCTAAGATTTGAGGGTTCTGGAACATTATCCAGTTCAGCCGCAGAACAATTATTCATCGTTATTGATAATTCTACCGGAAGTGTTATGGACTTTACCACTTCAGGTAATACAATTTCCATTTCTTCCGATAAAACACAAGCAACATTCACAGTTGGTGCTGGTGTTGCAACAAACAAGAATGTTACAATTATCGCACAAGTTCAAGTAAGTAGTGGTGATTCTTCTAGTTATGTTTTGAAATCTAAAGGATTGATTCAAGGAAATACAACAACTGTTGGTTCACTTTCTTCGATTGCAGGCACAAGTGCATATCAAGACCTATCAAAAGGTCAAATTGCTATTGCAAAAACAGGATTCTCAACATCAGGCAAAATGTCATTGTATGTAAATGACGTTAAGAAAATCACCAAAATTATTGATTCAGGTGTTGCCGGAACAAACCCAACAGGTTCATTGTCAAATTATACAGACATTACTAATTACTTCACATTAGATAATGGACAAAGAGATAGTTTCTATGACCATGCATCTATTTCATTGATTGCTGGTGCACCTGCACCTGTAGGAAATATTCTTGTTGTTGTGGATTACTATTCACACACGCAAGCATCTTCAGGTGACGGTTATTTCAGTATTCAATCATACAATTCATCAGGTTCAACATATGGTGGTGTATCAAGTTCACCGGAATCCTATGTACAAATTGGTTCATACACAGCTAAAGACGGCGTTCAATATGCACTAAGAGATTGTATCGACTTTAGGCCTTGTCGTGTGAATGGACAAACTGCCTACATTTGGGAATATTCAGGTTCTCAAACATCTACGAACGATATTGGTGTGTTGTTACCTAGCAACTTAACCAATTTCGCAAGCTTCTACCAATACTATTTGGGTAGAAGGGATAAGTTGGTATTAACAAAAGATAAGAGTTTCAATATTATTCAAGGAACACCTTCTGTTAATCCATTGGCACCAAATGAACCAACAGGTTCTATGGTTATTGCCAATTTAAGACATGATCCTTATACCGCATTTGTTCCGGGTGAAGGCACCCCAGGTGTTACATCAAATCTATCTGTTAACAAAATCATCCATAAGCGTTGGGCTAAAGAGGATATTACAGATTTGGAAACCCGTGTTAACAACTTAGAATACTACACCTCATTAAGTATTTTGGAACAAAAAGCAAGTTCATTACAAATTCCCGATGCAAACGGTTTAAATCGTTTCAAGAATGGTATTTTGGTTGATGATTTTTCTTCTTTCGGAACAGCAGACACCAACAATCCAGATTATGCTGCAAATATAAATGTCCGTAAGAATCGTTTAACTGCATTGCAATTAGTTGACAATTTTCAACTTCAAAATCCAGTAGTTCTTGCAAGTTTGGGTACAGTAGCAAACACCAATAGTTATAGAATCAACAGTATCAATGGTGCTCAAACAAACCTATTCACTCTGCCATATACAACAGAGAATGTTGCAATTCAACCACTTGCAAGTAGTACAGTTTCCGTAAATCCATTCAATATTGCGGTACAGGAAGGTCTACTACAGATGAATCCCCCAATGGACAATTGGGTGGATAACAATCAAGCACCTGCAATCTTAATTACTGATCCTAATTTTCAAGTTTATCAAGCTACAACTGGTGTTAACCTGTTAAATTCAGGAGACTACCAAACTATTCCTGGAACACTATCGACAACAAGCAAATCAAGTAGTAGTACAACATCTAGTGGTTCTTCAACAACTACTACAACAAGTACAACAACACAAACATACGCAAGTCAGATACAAAATGTTACATCCGGTGCATACAATCCTTCTTCTTCCACTTTTGGAATGAATAATGGTTATTTGACCAATATTGCATTGTTGCCTTACATCAGGCCACAACAAGTCATTATTCGTGCAGCTGGTCTGTTGGTCAATTCAAATGTATCAACATTCTTTGATGGTGTAGATGTTTCACAATATATGTCTGCACCAAACACTATAGAATTGACTGGTGTTTCTGGTTCATTCAACAATGACGATATTGTTGGTTTTTATATTGCGAATGTGTTTTACCCAATTGCTCGTGTAACAACCGTTTACTATTACACAGATACAACAAAAGTTCGTTTGTATGTTGCAGACATTATTGGTGTGCCTAATCTAGTTGGTTCAACCACACTAAGAAACGCAACTTTCGACACAAATGGCAACTATGTTTCTTCAACTGCATCTGGAACAGTAGCTTCCACTTCAGTTATAAAAGTGAATCAAAGTGGTTCTATTCAAGGTGTTGGTGGTGGATGGTCAAATACCTTGAATGGTGGTGCAACAACACAACTATATGGAACACCAATAGTACAGAACTATTCTTCACTATTGAACAACTATGGTGTTTGGGGTACTGGAAATAATAGCACTTCGTTTAATTTCACCACACCTTTCACATTTACTGCAAATGGAACTTATACTATAGAAGTTGGTGCATCAGGTTCCGCAACAGTNTATGCAAATGGTGCAAGTATTGGTACTTCTCTGACAAACACTCCAGCATCAACAACATCTTTCACATATACAGTTGCAACAGCACCAAACACAGTAAATCTTGGATGGGCTGCAACAAGTTCAGGTACAACAACCTCAGCTTTTGCTATGACAATTAAAGATTCAACCAATAACATTGTATACACTTCAGTTAATCCACCAGTTACATATGTTAATGCAGGANCAGCTGTTAATATGCCTTCTGGTGGTCAGTGGTTTGTCGGTGCAACTCAGTTGAGATTGGATCCATCCACTGCATCAAATGTTTCCAATTACTATGTTGGTTCAACAATTAATATTACATCAAAATATGTTTACAGTTTCAATGTATCTGCAACATATGTTCCGCCAGCGCCGGCAAGTTCCGGAGGTGGTGGCGGTGGTAAAATTATCTGTACTAAACTATATCAATTGGGTCTGATGGATGAATCAATCTATAAGGCTGACCAAGAATTCGGTGAATTATTAAGACTGAATGATCCTGCGGCATATTATGGTTACATTCGTTGGGCTACAGTTGTTGTCGATTGGATGTCCGGTGAAGGTCCACAATGTATGTTCTGGATTAAAGATGATAATAAGCGTTCAGAAATCCAAGCAAAACTTGCAACAAAATGGGCTCACAGAATTGCAACACCTTGGGCTGAACATATGGCATATATAATGGGTAAGAGAGAAAAAGATAATCTCGCTGGTAAAATTATTATGAACATTGGTAAACCAATTAGTAAAATAGTCAACTTATTACCAAGAAAAGACAAGCAAGCTGGCATAGTAACAGGTTATGGAATGTGGGCACTATTTGCTTTCTTATATACAATTAGTAAAGTCTTTGGTGATAAATCATTTCCCAAGACAATAAATAATTAATAAAATTTTGGAAAAATAAATGACAACACTTTATCGTTCAAGTCTTTACACCTACACCGCAACTATTACAGCATATGATCCAGTAACAAAACTTGTTACTCTTGATACACCTGTAAATCTATCGTATGGCACTAACACACAAATGGGAGGAGACATNAGTTCTCGTTATTCCATTGCCGGTAATTTAACTAAAATCNATTCAGCTGTACAAGCNGGAACTGCATTAGCTAAACCTTCAACGGATGAAGCCGGTAACTTTGTTGGTATATTCAATGTACCTTCTACAAAATTCCAAACAGGAAGCAGAGTATTCCGTGTGGACAATAGAACAGTAGCTACTGATCCAACAACTGCAACAACTTTTGCTCAAGGAACATTTACAGCTTCAGGACTTTCTACAACTTCACAAAATTTGAATTTTTCACCTTCGATTGATTCTTCAAAATCTGTATTCACTCAAGTAAACCAAAAAGCGAATCAGTTAATCAGTACAGTTACCAAAACAACAACAGTCTCAACAAACAACAATTCCGATCCTGTTGCACAGACATTTATTGTCTCTAAAGATAACTACCCTAACGGTATTTTCTTGTACTCAATTAAATTGTTCTTTTATTCAAAACCATCTTCTAATGTACCAGTAAAACTAAGCATTTTACCTACAATTAATGGTTATCCTAATGGTCCTGCACTGGATTATTCTACCGTATTGTTACTTCCAAATCAAGTAAGTACATCCAGTTCACCACACTATTTGGATCCAAGTTCTTATACTGAATTTGTCTTTGATGCACCTGTTTATATTCAAGCTGGTGTATTGTATGCGTTTATGATACAATCATCTTCTAAAGAATATGTTCTTTATTATGGCCAGCAAAATCAAACAGCTATACCTTCTACTGCAAAGGCTAAAGTAACTGATCCAAACCCAACCAGTCCAACAAAAATTGGTGCAGCGCCTTATGTCGGTGCTTTGTTTGAATCACAAAATGGTATAACGTGGACGGCAGACCAAACAAAAGATTTGATGTTTGTTATTGATAAGTGTTTATTTACACAGACTTCAGCTTCTATTCCATTCACTGTACCTAAAGGTTTACCATTTAGAAAAATGGGACACCAAGATATACTGAACAAGTTGGATGCAAATAGTGTTCCACAAATATTTGGTAACTATTCACCAAGTAGAGTTTACGATGCAATGAATATCACCACAACAGACTTGACACCAACAGGTACAGGTATTGATTATTCATACGCAGCAACATTGAGCACAGGTAATGTGCCAACAGGAATTAATTCAATAACACCTGGAAGATTGGGTAGTCCTTTACCTGAAGACATTTATCTTAACGATGGCAATGGAGAAAGAACCCTAACGAAATATTCAAACAGTTCGTTCTCATTGTATGCAACAATGTCCACAAATGATCCTAACGTCACTCCTATCATTTCGGATGATGGTGTTACGATGTATGCAATTTCATATGTTATCAACAACATGGGAATNGGTAACAATGTTATCTCAATTACCAATCCAGGTTACGGTTACAATGTTAATGCTACTACAATATCGATTTCTTCACCTGATATTGGTTCAAATGTTGCAACGTTAGGATTCACCGCGAATGCAAATGGAGCAATTACATCAGTATACACAATCACAACAGGTTCTGGTTATCTAACAACACCAACAATTACAATTTCCAATCCGGCGACTCGCGGAGGAAATGCAAATGCAGTTGTTACTGTGACAGGTGAAACTTCACCAAAAGGTGGTAATTCTTATGCAAAATACTTCACCAAGAAAGTTGTACTTGCGCCAGGAAATGATTCAGGTGATTTGCGTGTATTTTATACTGCTTATAAACCATTAGGTACAGCTGTATATGTTTACTACAAGATTTTGAATTCGAATGATACTGCACCTTTTGAATCAGGCAATTGGCAATTAATGACAACCATGCAAAATCCAAATACATATTCAACTTCCAGAACGGATTTATATGAATATGAGTGTGCTCCTGGTATTTTTGCAAGTAACCAAGCAAACAATAGTATTAGTTATACCAGTGCAACGACAGGTCAAACATACAACTCATTCATTCAGTTTGCAATTAAAGTAGTTTTGGCGACCAGTGACAATACTAATGTACCCTTCCTAACAGACATCCGCGCATTAGCATTACCACCAGGAACAGGAATATAAAATGGATTTGGTGAGAGTTACTGGTACGAATTATGTTCGTGATATAAACAGCAGAGCCATATTGCCTGCTGACAATACAGAAAAAAATGAGTATTATGCTAAACTTAGGTTGGTAAAGAGCCAAAAAGATGAAATAAATAAAGTAAAGTCAGAAATCGATTGCATCAAAGCGGACATGAATGAGATTAAATCCTTGTTGCAACAATTACTAATAAAAGGTTAAGATGGCAAATACAGTCAATATTTTAGGTTATGCCAACACATTTGGTGATTGGATTGTTGCAACTAACGGCGACTCCATTGAAATCAATTCTATCGGTAAATACGATTGGACCAAAGATTCGGGTACATTGATATTAAATGGAACAGGAACTTCTTTATCGGTTGGTAATAATGCCATTGTGGCGGGCCAATTGCAAGTTACAGGTACAGGTTCTTCAGCGACCATTGATAATAACTTAACAGTTGGTAAACAAGTATATTTTACAAATACTTCACAGAGTCTGACTGCAAGTGGTTCAGTCACTGCAAACGGTACTGTGTATGCTAGTAATACAGGAACAGGTTTAGCTGTTGCAAATAATACTACAATTGGTGGCGCACTGTCAGTTGGTGGTGCAACAACAATATCAAATACATTAAGTGTATCAAAAGCAACAGTTCTTCAAAATACATTGAGTGTCGGTGCGGATACAATAATCACAGGTAATTTAAACACCACACTTAGCACTTATACGAATAGTTTACAAGCAAATGATTCTGTTAACACATCCGTACTAACAGCTGTCAGTGCAACATATACCAATACATTACAAGCTAATACCAGTGTACTAACAGGAACAGTTCAAGCTAATACATCTGTTAATACGGCTGTTGTATCTGTAACTGGAACAACTTACACCAATGCGTTACAAGCTAATACATCTGTTAATACGGCTGTTGTATCTGTAACTGGAACAACTTACACCAATGTATTGCAAGCTAACACTTCAGTTAATACTGCTACAATATCAGTTACAGGTACAGGTTATGTTAATAGACTACAAGCTAATCTAAGTGTTAACACTTCTACATTATCAGTTAATAACGGAACTTACACCAATACATTACAAGCTAATACCAGTGTAATGACTGGTTCTGTTCAAGCCAATACCTCTGTTAATACGGCTGTTGTATCTGTAACTGGAACAACTTACACCAACAATTTACAGGCAAATAGTTCCGTTAACACAGCAACTCTGTCCGTTACTGGTTCAACTTACACCAATACATTACAGGCTAATACCAGTGTATTGACTGGTTCTGTTCAGGCAAACACTTCGGTTAATACTGTTACTTTGTCTGTTTCGGATGCATCATACACTAATACACTTCAAGCTAATAGCTCTGTCAATACTGCTGCAATATCTGTCACAGGTGCAAGTATCACCAATACATTACAGGCAAATACTAGTGTATTGACCGGTTCTGTTCAGGCTAACACCTCTGTTAACACAGCAACCCTAACAGTGACTGGTGCAAGTATCACCAATACATTGCAGTCTAACACATTGGTCAATACTGCTGCAATATCAGTAACTGGAAATATTTACACCAATAATCTATTAGCTAATACATCTGTTAATACAAACTCATTGATTATCACAGGTACAACATTATCTGCAACAAATGCTGTTGGTGCATTCCAATCATTGACTACAACTGGTGGTTTAACTGTTGGTGGTTCGTTTACAATCAATGGTACAACAATCTATACTTCAAACAACTTTGTAATAAACGCAAATACGTTTACTCCTATTTCGAGTTATTTTAGTGTTAATAGAGGTACTGCAAATAATCAATATAATGGTATTCCAAATGCAAATGCTTCAATTCGTTGGAATGAAAGTAGTAAGTATTGGGATATTCTAGATGTAAATAACAATAACACTGAAACACAATATTCGCAAATTATGACTGCGAATATGATTTCCGATACAACATCTACAAGTACAACAACAGTACCAACAACCAGACTTTTAACTTCTACATTTGATAAAGCAAATTCAGGATTTGATAAAGCCAATTCAGCTGGTATTTTTGCCAATGCAGCATTTACGCAAGCAAATACAGCTAATACTCTAGCATCCAATACGGCCATGTTTGCTAATGCAGCATTCATTACAGCAAACTCTGCGGCGATATTCTCCAATGCAGCATTTACGACAGCTAATAATGCAATAGCTAATACTGGTGCATCTGTTCTTGTGAATAGTTTAGGTGTATATACTTTTGCTAACACCACATCATCCACATCCAATATTACAGGTGCTGTAGTAATTGCTGGTGGTTTAGGTGTTAGAGGCAATGTCTATACAGGCAATGTTGTAATTACTGGTGCAAGCAATGGTATCACATTCCAGGATGGTACTATACAGACAACAGCAGGTTCACCAACAGCAGCTTCATTCGCTAACGGTGCTTTCGAAAGAGCAAATTCTGCGGCTTCTTTTGCTAATGGTGCATTTACACAAGCGAATACTGCAAATGTCATAGCATCCAATACGGCAATATTTGCTAATGCAGCATTTATTACAGCTAACAATGCTTTAGCTAATACCGGTTCATCAGTAACGGTAAACGGTTCAGGTATCTACACTTTTGCTAATGCCTTGAATTCATCATCGGTAACCACAGGTGCTGTAGTAATTAATGGTGGTCTTGGTGTTAAAGGTAGTGTTTATAGTGGAATGCATGTAATCACAGGCACAGGTAACGGTGTTACATTCCAAGATGGTACATTACAAACAACTTCTGGATTAGCTAATACAGGAACATTAGTATATTCAAATAGTATAACATCTTTTGTATTTACTAACACCACTTCATCTACATCCAACACAACTGGTTCAATTGTGGTTACAGGCGGATTAGGTGTTAAGGGTAACGTATACACAGGAAACGTATTCATCACTGGTTCAGGTAATGGTATTGTATTCCAAGACGGAACTTTACAAACAACAGCCGGTTCACCAACAGCAGCTTCATTCGCTAACGGTGCGTTTACCCAAGCAAATACAGCTAACAATATAGCAGCAAATAGTGCTATATTTGCGAATGCTGCATTCACTAGAGCGAATAACTCACTTAATGTACAAACAGGTGGAACAATTACCGGTGACTTAAATCTTAGTGGAAACCTGTTCGTTAATGGTTCAACTTCTTATATAAATGTTGCAACATTCCAAACAGTCGATTCATTGATTGAGTTGGCATCAAATAACCTTTCCGATACAATTGATATTGGTTTCTATGGTCAATATGTAAGTTCTGGAACAAAATATACAGGATTGGTTAGAACAGCTGCATCTAATTGGACATTGTTCCAGGGGATTGGAACAAATCCTACGAGTAATTCTGTTGGTACAATCACATACACCAACTACGCAACATTCAAAGCAAACATTGATGCAGGACAAATAATATCTTCACAACCAATTGGTTCCGCATCAGGTGGTACAGGTGTTGCTTCACCAACCGCTAATAGTCTAATGATTGCAAATGGTCCAGGTGCAATCAAGTTAGTTGCACCAGGAACATCAGGAAATGTTGTAATGTCTGATGGTACAAACTGGTACTCAGGCGCAGCAGCACCAACAGTATCTTTCAGTAATGACTTAGCTACCGCAACACCTGTTTATCCTCTGTTCTCATCAACAACAACTGGTGCGGCAACGTCACTATACACATCTAATGCAAGACTACTATATACACCATCCACTGGTGAGTTCAGTTCAAATACATTCATTGCAACTAACGGAATGATTCAGAATAGTAATACAGTATCTTCTAGTTATACAATTGCTGCAGGAAATAATGGTCTCTCAGCAGGACCAATGACAATTCCATCTGGTCAGACTGTTACAGTTTCTTCTGGTGCAGTTTGGACTATAGTTTAAAGGAAAAAAATGAGTTCAGTATCAATACAACCAAATTCTGGAGGAACTGGCGTTTTTACATTGGCCACTCCTTCCAGTTCAACAAGTTATACTTTAAATTTACCTGCTGAAAATGGAACAATATTAACTTCAGCTTCAACCACCAATTTAGGAAGTAAAATACAATCTATAAGTGCAACAACAACCAGTGGTTCATTAACTGTTGTTCTTAACCCCACTGTATTAGATTTTCGTTCTTCCACTACTTCAAGTGGTACAGTAAATACTAGAACAATCGGAAATGCAATATCGGTTACAGTTCCGAGTAGTGCAACATTGGGAACAATTTCTTCAAATGCATCTACAATTATGGTTCTGGCAATAGATAATGCCGGAACAATTGAATTGGCTGTAGTCAATTTAGCTGGTGGTGTTGATTTATCGGAAACTGGCCTGATTAGTACGACCACTATCAGTACAGGTTCTAGTTCAAACAATGTGGTTTATTCCGCCACAGCTCGTACCAGTGTTCCTTACAGGGTTGTCGGTTTTGTTCAATCGACTCAAGCAACTGCTGGAATATGGGTTATTCCCGCTGCTACAGGAACAACAACAGTTCAAGGTATCGGCGGCCAAGCAATGGCAGGTATGAATACGTTAGGTTATGGACAGACTTGGCAGGTTTTTACTGTTGGTACCACCCGAGTATTAGGAACTACTTATTATAACACCACTGGAAGGCCTATACTAATTTCTTTTTCAGGAACAGCAGGAGCTGGTACAAATTGTCAACTGACAATTTCCGGTTTATTAATTTCACAATCAGTTGGTGATACCACNAATGGTGCATCAAATGCAACAATAACAGGGATTGTACCACCGGGAGCATCATATGTTATTACAAGCAACCGCAATACAAATGTTTGGTTTGAATTGCGTTAAGGATTAAAAATGCCATATTACAAAGACACTGAAAATCAATTACACTGGTTAGACTCGACTGAACATGAATTTCATTTACCTGAAGGTTGTGTTCAGATTACCGATGAAGAAGCTAAAACACTACATCCAATACCAGATGAAACAACCTATGCACAGAAACGTGCAGCTGAATATCCATCCATAACCGACCAATTAGATTTGATATATCATGGTGGTGTTGAAGCATGGAAAGAAGTTATAGATACAATCAAAACAAAATATCCTAAGGGTTAAACATGGCATCAAAAATTGACGGAACAAATGGTCTAATACAAAATTACATTTATTTGGAATCACCAGCTATAGCATCAGGATTTTCTTACACAGTTGCTTCAGGAGTCCAAAATGTTATATTGAATCCTTCTGCAACATTCGCTCAAGGAACCGTTATTTTACCTGCAAGTCCTGTTGATGGAATGACTGTGGGTATAAGTACAACACAACAGATTACTACATTTACTGTTTCTCCTAACACAGGACAGACAATCAACAATGCAGTTTCCACTCTTGGTGCGGGACAATCAGTTTCGTACATATACAGGCAGGCATCAACATCATGGTTTCCATTCTCAACAGTTTCATTCGTTTCCACACTCAACTCAACTTTAGGATATTCTCAAACTTGGCAGACCGTTAGCCGTGTAGCCGGAACAACATATACCAATAGCACAGGAAAACCAATTGTTGTGGCACCTTTGTTCAATATACCGAGTAATGGTAATGCTGGAATAACTGTGGCTGGAATTCAAGCTGCTTATTTAAGTGAAGGTAGTGTTGCTGGCAATAATGCACAATTTACCGCTATTGTTCCACCTAACGCAACTTATATATTTAACGTAAGTGGAGCAACTTTAACATCATGCGTTGAACTTCGTTAAAAGGTAAAAATTATGAAATTATTTAAAGATTCAAACAATACAATATGGGCCTTTGAGCTCGATGGTAGCCAAGACCATTTAATCAATTCTAACATGGTTTCCATCACCAAAGAACAGGCTGATGTAATCATATCTCAAAAACAATTAACTGAGTTTAATGCATCATCTTATGTTCAAAAGAGACAAAGTGAGTATCCACCCGTAACAGATTATCTTGACGGACTTGTAAAGGGTGATANGGAACAAATGCAAGCATATGTTGATGCCTGTTTGGCGGTGAAAGCTAAATACCCAAAACAATAATAACATGATTTGGTGAACAATAAGAATCATAAATATGATTAACGCATCAAATAAAAGGTACAACAAATGGCCGCAGGATACTCAGACCAATATTTGGAACAAGGGGCTTCATTTAACGCACAGTTAACATTAACGGATGATTATGGTGTTCGTTACGATTTAACAAATTTCACCATAAGTTCCAGAGCGAAAAAATCTTATACGACAGCAAATGTCGCTTTTAACTTCACTGCACAAGTTTCTGATCCACTTAATGGATTGATAACACTATCTTTAGATGCACCAACTACTGCGAATGTACCTTACGGAAAATATGTCTACGATGTGATTATTCAAGACACTGTGACTAATTTGATAACCCGTGTACTTGAAGGGCAAATATATGTTGCTCCTGGTGTTACTGGAGTAACTAATTCCTATGGTACCGATGCATAATGGCAAATATTACAGTAAATCCAGTAAATCAGATTAGTGTAAGGGTTGGTCCAGGAAATCCACCTACCGTACAATCAACTGCAACTTTTACAGGTCCTAGTCAAGCTGCCAATATTGCATTAATTGCAGCTGAAGCCAATAATTCTATCAATATTGCGGAATTAGCTTACTCACAAGCCAATGCAGCTTTCGATTTAGCCAATACAATTTCCAATTCTGGTGTTGACGTATATGCTCGAGGATTGGGTAATGCAGCTTTCCTAAAAGCCAACTCTGCTGGTGACTTTGCTAATGGTGCTTTTGATTTAGCTAATACACTGGTATCATCTTCAGTAGATGCTTTTGCTAGAGAGCGAGCTAATGCTGCTTATAATCAAGCAAATTCTGCGGCCGCAAATGCCAATTCTGTTTATGCATATGCCAATACAATATATGCAAACTCAAATTCGATTTATACCTACTCATCGACAGTTGTATATCCACAGGCAAATTTAGCGTTTGCAAGAGCTAATGCTGCATTCGATAAAGCCAATTCAGCTGCTGCATTTGCTAATGGTGCTTTTACAAGTTCAAATACGAAATTAAATAGAGCTGGTGATACGATGCTGGGTGATTTGGGAATGACGGGAAATATCATTCCAACTGCGGCAAATGTTTATTTTCTTGGTTCTAAGAGCAAACCATGGCACTCTGTTTATGTGGGCCCAGGTTCTGTAGACATTGATGGTATTGTTTTAAGTAATACAGACGGTGCTTTGATTTTCACATCGAACACAGGAGATTCGATTAACCTTTCTGGCAGTGCAAATGGTTCATATAATCAAGCTAATGCAGCCTATGATGCACAAAATACTACTGCAATATTTGCTAATGCCGCATACGCTAAGGCCAATTCTGATGGTAATTTTGCCAATGCGGCTTTTGTAACAGCTAATTCGGCCGCAATCTTTGCTAACAGTGCTTTCGTTGTGGCAAATGCAGCAGCTTCTTTTGCTAATGGTGCATTTGTTGCAGCTAATTCGGCCGCAATCTTTGCTAATGGTGCTTTCTTTGTGGCCAACTCAGCCGCATCGTTTGCGAATGGTGCTTTTATATCAGCAAATTCTGGTGCTATTTTTGCAAACAATGCATACTCTAAAGCCAATTCGGCTGCCAATTTTGCAAATGCAGCTTTCTCTGTGGCGAATACTGGTGGAACATCAGCATCATGGGCTAATGCAGCTTTCACCCAAGCTAATTCCGCATTCAATCAAGCAAATTCTGCGGCGTCATTTGCTAATGGAGCATTTGCATTAGCTAATACATTAGTAACTTCTTCCGTAGATACTTACGCTAGAAATACGGCAAATTCTGCTTTCGATAAAGCCAATTCAGCAGCTTCATTTGCTAATGGTGCATTTACACAAGCGAATACAACTAGTTCTACTGCAACATCAGCGGCTTCATTCGCTAA